ATCTAACCAATCACCTAAAAAAATAAACGACCGATGTCAAAATTAAAAGCCCACCTTTCCCGTGTCCAGGCAAAAGAGCCTGGAATGGGCGGCTTCTTATGGATAGCCGATATAGAACAATTCAATGTACTTCAAAAACCACTTCCTGTATTCACAGGGTCCACAGTAGGCGATGAAGCTACAATCACTGCAAACCATACCTTCAAGACCTTAGCTGGATTCACTACGAATGGATTTATTAAAATCCCTTTGATTCCTACGAACTCAGGAAAGTATATGTCGAAGAGAGAAGGTGACTATCCTTCTAAGAAGACAGTATCTTCTTTCGAAGGTCAAGCGACAGGATTGAATGCTGCACAGCTAGAAATGCTCAAGAGATTCAAAGGTCTAAACCTGATAGTCCTTGTACAAGACGCAGAGTGCGGAAACGAAAAGGTATATCAGATAGGCTGCGACTGCAAACCAGTAGACGAGTTAGCGTATGAGTTCGACTCAGAAACTAATATAGTGAAATTGACTGGATCTGCTCAGTGTGACCTAGCAGTATATTCAGGAACCATAGCTATCCAAACTATCTAATCCCTACTTTTTACTTTCCACTTTAAACTTTTCACTTATATATGGCACTTAAAATCAAATTAGATAGCTTCCCTGAAAAAGGCACGTTCGACTTCCCTATCATAGGCAGTGGTCTCACGCGTGATAAAGTAGAGGACATCACCAAAGACTGGAATCAAGCGCAGATTGAAAAATTTCAAGCTTCATTCCCTCACATGGTAGATGGCAGCCTAGACAAACCAAAACCCGAATCTGTAAAGCCTGAAGCAGAAAAAAAATAGTATTCGTTTAGTTTTATATTATTTGTAAAGCCTCGCCCACGTTGGTGGGGCTTTTTTTACTAAAAAAACCACCGAGATATGAATGAATTTACCAAAACTCATAACGGAATAGTAGAAAAGCATTCTTCTATTATCAAGGCAGACCTGCGCTCCAAAGCGAATATGTCCGCCGATTCATTCAAGGTAAAAACGAGAGTCAAGCTAGACCGTCAAACAGACCTCGCCAATCGCATAGGCATATCCTTCGAGCGTCATGGTGTATTCGTAGAGAAAGGTGTCGGACGTGGCAGAGGTATCAATTCCGGCAAGACTACCCCGAAAGAATGGTTTAACCCTGTCATTCGTGACCGTGTACCGCAGCTCGCTCAGGAACTAGGAGAATCCACCGCAGATATTTTACTAAAAACCCTCATTCGATAGTATGATCTTATCCTTCCGTGACTTGATGAAGAAATTATGGGCAGGCGACACCGTCGTACTCACCGTAGTCACCTTCTCTGCGTCTCGAAAAGAAGGAGGAGCTATCAAAGAATACAAAGGCGTCCGCCTCAATATGAAAAAAGAACGAGAAAACCGACACACCACAGGCTCCGCAAAAGACGATATTCAGCTCATGGCGTCCGTTTTTTACCGACCGAAACCTACTATCAATATCATTTTACCCAATAACGATGTGCGAACGATCTACAAAGTAGGTATCGTCCGCGCAGATAACCAAACTGTAGCTATATGAATCTTACATTTTCGTCTCTTACTAAACCTATAAAAAATTACTTCGCTACCTCCCCTGCCTCTACGGAGACAGAACCGAATAAGTTCAACGAACTACCCCAGCTAGGTGTCATAGCGCCGTGGGGAAAGAATAATTATTTCCCTGACGAACTAGACGACAAGCTATCCCTTTCTCTCGATATGGAGAGCGGATTCCAAACCTTGACCGAATTTTGCTACGGACTCCGCATCGCCACCTATAGAGAATCCGAAGAAAACGGCGAATATGTCCGCAAGCCTGTCTATTATCAGCCATTCGAAGACTTCAAAGAAACTTACAATTTCAATGAGATATTTCTTCAGCGCGCACTCTACAATTTCTTCCGCTACGCCAATGTATTCTTCGAGTTTTCATTCGACTCGAGCGGTAAAATAGTCCGAATATACACCAAAGATAGCCCATATTGTCGCATTTCTACCCTCGATAAGACCACAGGCCTATCGAAATGGCTCTATCAATCCGCACAATGGAAGGCCGCAGGCGTCACTTATAAGAACGAAACGGACTTCACAGACCTATTAACAAAGGGTCTAATGTCAAAAATACCCCTAATAGACTACCGTAAACCAGTAGATTCTATAGCAGAAATACGCGAAAGCGACCCCAAAACCGCCCTCATGGGCTATCATATCAAAGATTATTCACCAGGTGATCCGTATTATGGCAAATCTCCATGGTATCCTATCCTGAATAACGGCATCCTAGATATAGCGCAGAAAGCTCCTGCCATGCTAGACTCATATTATAGCAATCTGATCACTATCGGGTGGCATTTCGAGACGAATATAGATTATTTCCGTGCCACGGTCAAGAACTGGGACGAATTACTTCCTGATAAGAAGGCGGAACATTTCAAATCCCTACAGAAAGATTTAGACGATGCCGCTACGGGTGCAGATAAGGCTTATAAGTCTTTCTTCTCTCAGTTCGCTTATGACAATCAAGGAAACATTCAGCATCAGTTGAAAATAAATCAACTCAAAAACCCTAACAAAGACACGACAGTCATTAAAGATCTAGAGTATGTCAATAGTGCCGTAGCTTCTGCCCTTCGCCTAGACGCTTCCCTCACAGGAGACAAATCAGGCGGTTCGAAAGAAGCAGACGCAGGCAGCGAGAAGCGACTAGCTAATAATCTCCTCAATCAGCGCCTCAATATGGTTCGGGACCAAGTCTTATACATGCTCACGATTATTAAATACGTGAATAAATGGGATACTTCTCTCCGCTTCGCTATCGAATCCGAATACCACGAGACCCTAGACAAGAACCCTGCCGGAAAGACGACGACACCTCTTATTTAATGACACTACCCCGTATAAGAAATAAACATAGGTCTACAAGACCTATTAATTTCTAGCACGGGATAATGTCGTGATAATAAATTTAAAAAATGACATTATTCGACGAACTACGCCACTACCTCAATAGCTCCGACCCTTCCTACACCGAAGGCGTGGAGCTATTGTTTCGCCTCACACATAAAAACGGACTCCGAGCCTCCCTCCTAGAGTTTCACGACACCACCAAGCTCTACAAAAACCTAAACGAAGTCTACGACTCTCTCGTAGGGAACGACACTCCTGCACCCGCAAACGAACTTAAAACTCAAAACTCAAAACTTATCACTTCGGACGCCCCCATCGTCCACGAACTCGAAGAAAAGCGAATCCAGCTATTCAAGGAGCTTTCCCACTACCATACCCTCATGGCAGACCTTCCCTTCGATGCCGAATTCGACCCAAAGCGCTACGAATACATGCAGAAGTGCGTACTCATAGACGCCGAAACGGACGAACTGCGAAACGATATCACCTATGCCAAGAAAACAGGCCACGCCCCTATCCGCAAGACCATACCACGGCAGCTAGACGAAGGACAGGCACAGATGGCACTCCGTATGCAGAAATTACAAAACAATACACTCTACGACCGCACCTTGATAAAAAAACTCCTCAAAGAACTGGACGAATGCACCATTTTATCCGATATGCCCGCCCTGCAGCAAAAACTCGCCAAAGCCAAAGACCGCCTCGCTAAAAAAGAGAGCGAAATCAAGCTACTCAGGTCGCAGATAAAGGGAAACTAGCACCCCGCAACCGTCATCCTGAACTCGTTTCAGTATCTCACCCCACAACCCCCACCCGTCAACCGTCATTCCGAACTTGTTTCGGAATCTCTAGCACTGTAAAGGGATCCTGAAATGAATTCAGGATGACGGTTGCGGGTAAAGGTTATAAAAAAAACAATTCGTGAATTCGTGGCTTAATCGCTTACTTTAACCATTATTAACACACTACTATACTAAAATGACAAATTAAGTCGTTTTATTTAACTATCTTTGTCCTTATATTTCGCGCGTATGAAAAGCTGGTATAAGTCAAAAATAAACTGGGTAGGTATAGCCCTTATCCTTATTGGTCTCCTAGAGTTTATCACTCCAGGAGTATTAGAGTCTATAGGTATTCAGAACCCTGAGCGTTGGGCTTCTATATTAGGATTACTCCTCGTATTCCTTCGCCAAATCACTACCCAAAACACCAGACCTATACTTAAAATAGGCGGCCGTCCGCGTAGAGATAAAAAGCCGACTAATATGCTTTTTGGAGCATTTGAATTTAAAGGAAATGATTTTACAGAAACATCCGAAGTGACTTATTCTATAGCACCTAGCGAAGAAGAATTCCCTGTCACAATATACTATATAGAGCCGTTTCCAGATAAGCAATCTGTAAAATTTAAAGAAACTCCAGAATTTCAAAACATTGAAGATCTCACATTCTATATTTACTAACTATCTACCCTATCTAGGTGCGGCGTTATTATTCGTCGTATTTCTAGCGTGGAAGCAGCTCGTAGCTATTGACGAGCGGCTATTCGACATCTCCCTACTCTCATGTATTCTCCTACTTCTTTATAGTCGTACAGATAGCCCCTCTATAGGGGCTTCTGTATTGCTAGGTTGGAGACTATTCGACGAGTTCACCTACGATACAGGCGTAGTCAACTGGATAGACTTCTGCGTGGAGCTACCGATCATCACAGCGATTATTCTATACAAAACATATAAAATAAGATACACTAGAGAAGAAGCGAAAGGGCTTGTCTAGTGCGTATAAATCAAAAAAAAGGTATAAAAAAATGAAAGGTATTTACTCACATGCTCACTCGCCACCTAAATACCTGGACTCATGCTCAAAATTTTCTTATTAATGCTCGGATTTCTTATGACATTTATCGCACACAAATTAAAATTCTTCTCCGAAGACGTACAGAATAGACTAGGTGACTGGGCTGTGACCTACACCTTCGCATTTCTCACATTCCTATCCATACACCCCTCGGGCGCAGTATCGGAGGAATATATCATCTTATTCAAATCAGGTGCCGCCATCGTCACCGGTATCATACTCACCGTAGCTAAGCTCGTCATCGAGTTTTTATTCAATAAATATATCAAGAAGAAATGAGAGTAATAAACCAAGCAGGCATAGACCTCATAAAAAAATACGAAGGGTTTCGCGCTTCGCCATATTTATGTCCAGCAGGCATACCTACTATAGGTTACGGTGCTACCTTCTACCCCAGCGGTAGAAAAGTATCTATCAAAGACAACCCTATAACCGAAGCAGAAGCTCAGTCAATGCTAATAGATCATTTGAAAGAATTTGTAGGGCATGTCAATAGATACACCGCCGACACTAAGCTCACAGATAATCAATTCGCCGCATTAGTATCTTTTGCATATAATGTAGGCGTAGGTGCTCTTCAAAAATCTACACTACTTAAAAAAGTCAATAAAAACCCACTAGACCCTTCTATCCCTGCCGAGTTTAAGCGATGGGCTTTTGCTAATGGTAAAATATTACAAGGACTCCTCAAACGCCGCACCGAAGAAGCTAAACTATTCGTATCATAACTATAAACTAACCACTTAAAACTTACAACATATATCATGTCCAACTCAAACGACCCCTTACAAATAGTCATGACCGCAGGTCAGAAAAACAATTTCTCTGATTTTATCAATCTACACCTCTGGGCGAGCAAAGGAGCATTTAAAGTCAGCAATACGACCTTCAATTTCTCTTCAAGAATAGGCGTTCCTAGTGGAGAGACAGGCGGCACCGTATCAGGCTTCGTAGAAATATCCGCAGACGGTACCACCCCTAGCGGAGCTACCAATGCCCCTGTCGACATTAAATTCGCCGAAGTCACCAAGTCTACCATAGAAGTAGAGTGTATCACCGCAGGAACATTATCCGTCATAATAGAATCGTAATACTATGAGCAAGAAAGACTTTGGATTTGGAAGAAGTAGAATAGTGACTGGGCAAGCGCAGCCTTCATACAACTTCGATATTGAAATGGATTGGAGTATACTATTAGATAATACAGGAAGTCTGTATCCCGTTACAAATCAAACTACATTTGAACAATGGCTTACAGACGGATACGATTCTATTGGCAATGAACAAAATGATTTTACAAATATTGTAATAACAGATTTTCTAATGACAGGAAATAGGATTCAATGTAACTTAAGTGCAGATGGAATTAATTTTGCACTTTCAGATAATACAATAGTAGTTGCTAATAAGATAGGAACAATAAATGGCTTAGAAAAATTACAACTATCAGCCAATCAAATAGTTTCATTTAATCCTACAGTGGCTTTACCTTCAACATTAAAACATTTAAAACTAGGGGGCAATCAAATAGTTTCATTTAATCCTACTATTCCATTACCAGTGAGTTTGGAATTATTACAATTACAATACAACCAAATGACTACAGTAGGTTATGAAATTTCTGAGACTTGGGCTAATGCGCAAACAAGTTTTAGTTCAGTATGCTCTGTTATGTTAAATAACAATATAAGCTCAGCTTCGGGAACTAATTTTGAAACAATATTGATTAGTAAAAATTGTACAGTAACGACGTAAAAGCCACAAATGAAAAACCTCCTACTCTTCCTCCTCCTCGCCTACCTCCTCACTTCCTGCTGCCGTAGGAATATTCACACATCTGTGAAGTACGAAGTGCGAGACTCCGTATCGATCACTACGCAGAAGAGATTCGTAGATACTTCACTGCATATCGATAGCAGCGTGTCTATCGTGAAAATTATCTGCGATAGTAATAACAAGCCACAGATAGTATCGAATCGCCAAACTTACGGAACTAGAAGAACGGATATCACTAAGATAAACGACTCTACTTTCAAAATGAAAAATGAAGCCGATAGCCTCCGATTACGAATAAATTACCTGGATAGCATCATACGCAGCTACCGCGCCGAGAAAATGGATACCACCGTAGTAGTAGAGCAGAAAAAAGGATTCTGGGCAGAATTAGGCGAAGTGTTTAGACATATAATATACATAGTAGCCACAGGGATTCTATTTATCGTCTTGTTTCTATTTATTCGTAAGTGAATATAAACGAAGTCATTTATGAGCGTGTCAAGCTGCCACTTCCTTATAACGTGGCGGACTTCTTCACTGCTCGATTCGGCTCTCCATTTCACGCCTATGATAAATCTATACTAGCGGACGATCTAGACCGCCGCACGTTGTCTATTGAGATTAAAGATATATTCAAAGGAGAATTTAGCCCCCTAAAATTTAGCTGCCAAAGCCTCCAACCTATAACTGGAGACTACAGCACCGAATACTGTATCGTAGTCAAGCGCACGCAGGAAGTCACCGAATATCACAAACGCTGCATTCGCCTAGTTTTCGATAAATTCTACCGAGACTATCTATACATAGAACTCCTGCAACATAAAGGACCCACCATGGACGCCCGCATTAAATATGTGATAGACAAATACCAACTGCAGCATCATAACGCCTTCGAGAATATCAATCAAATGTACAAACTCCGCCGCACTCATATCCGCAAACACACCAAACATTTAACCCAAGTCGAAAGTTAAAAGGACAAAGTATAAAGCAATAACTGCTACACTTTTCACTTTCGACTTTTTACTTTCAACTTTTTGCTTTCCACTCTAAACCATACACCATGAACAAATACAAAGACATCATAGACTACTTCGAATCCATAGCCACTCGCATACCAGCTATCGGACACCACCCTGTAAATAAAAAAGCCTTCGTGGTAGCGGATATTCAAGACGCACTCGCCGCACAGAATACCACGCTCATATCTCCATACATGATAGCAGGCTACGAACCCGAAGGAATAGACAGAGGTTCGGGGCTATATCGGTTTGCGAATAACTCCAAAGCAGACCGCAGCTATTCTATCAATATCGCTATATTCAAAGAAGCAGCCCTAGACGACACCGCCACAGGTATCCAGTCCCTCGACGAACTCGCCGACGATATATTCAAACTCATAGAAGAAGATCGCCTCGACGCCTTCGACGGAGACGACGCCGATGTCGAATGCTTCCACAAAGGCATGTCTCTAGACGTACCTATGTACAAAACCGCCCTTATCGGAAACCGCAAAGCCTTGGGCTTAATCATGAACTTCACGTTTAATTTTTGTAGGTAGGTAGCCACGAATAAGATAGCCACGAATTCACGAATTATTTTTCACTAAATCTCGCTGTCAGCTTACCTCTGCCCTCGCCTCCGTCACCCCGCAACCGTCATCCTGAATTTATTTCAGGATCCCTAGCGCTTTAGAGATTCCCGCCTGCGCGGGAATGACGTTTGCGGGTAAATGTTTAAAAAACAAATTCGTGAATTCGTGGCTACCCACTACATCTTCACCCACTGCACCTTATTATTACCATCATAGATATCTATCAACTGATGACATACGGCGTTATCTACCGCATCGGATAGGTGAGTGGCGGCTATAGGATTTATAGACTTCTTCGTTTCAGACTTCTTATCTTTCTTCGTCATATTATTCGTGTCCTTCTTGGTAGGAGCATTCCCCATAGATAGAGCCGTGCGCTCGGCATTCACTAGGTTATAGCGAAATATAGGATAGCGCTTATCTCTATCCTGTCCTTCGTAGAGTACTTTCTTCCATATATTAAACTTCGTATTGTGCAGTATATTGTATGCTCGCTCCTGGGCGTCTGTGACATGCCATCCGAGTGTTCGCAGTTTAGCCATAATATCCTGAATGTACGTCATTCTACTATTGGAGATTTCTTTATTCCCTTGCACGTCATAGTAGAGTTTCACCCGTCCATTCTTATGCTTAAAATGATTATAGTAGCGGTCAAATTCTATAATTACCTCTTCATATTTATCTGCAAAATCCTTCAGTAGAGAGAATATATTTGCCTTACGGTCGTACTGTGTCACCGTCACGAAATCCATTTTGCCACCAAAGTCTATCGATAACTCCAGCGGTATATCATAGAGTATATCTGTATCCCCTTGGCAGGTCGCATTCGCTAATTTATCCGCATTGTATTCTAGATTTTGATAATAAGAATGACTCGCAGCGAATCGTCCGTGCCTCGTTTCGTCTAGGAACATATAAAACGAATCTTCGATTCTCGTCATATCGTAGTTCATATTCGATACGAGAAATTCGAGTGCACTCTTATTCTCATACGCGTCTTTGAAATAGTCAAATCCTAGCGCGTCAATATTGACATAGGGGTCTGCTTTATGGTAGAAAAATACATTCTTTCTTGCCCAGTCCAACATATCACGGACCATAGCGGTAGGTTCGGGCACCAAGGCTAGAGCGATCATATCTTCTATCGCCTCCTTATCCGCTCGTTTCTCCATAGTGAATGCCCAGCTATAGTCCTTTTCTCTGCGGTATCCGTCCGTGGTGTAGAGCTCACTTCTATATTCAGGTAAATGACTCCAAAGATTCGCCCCGCCCCGCATAGCGGATAGGATATCTTCTTTGATACGCTCGTGATTCAGCAGCTTAGCTTCGTCCCCTATATGGGAAATAATACTCACACCTTGATTCTTTGTCTTGCTATCCTGAGAAAATAAGGAATAAACCGCCCCATTTTTAAAGCTCAATACATAGTCATAGTTGTCAGGTTTGTAGAATGGATTCTCCCATCCCTTGAGCGGCGGACGACCTATCACCCAGTGTTTATTCTCGTGCAGACCGTGAAAAGCCAAACCTCTGCGCAGTCCAGGGAGAAGATCTTTGAGAAATTTTAAATAAGAAGGTACGCTGATGGCATTATTGGAGCGGGGCATTTTGATAACTACATTTGCCATGCGGAAACTATAAGGTCCTTCTGTCTTGCCTCCTCCACGCTGCCATCGGAGAATCGCCTTGCGAGGATTGACTAGGGCGAATATAAGCTGCGCATCGTTATAGTATTTGCGAACCTCTCCATGATCAGAAATATGCAGTTGATTACTCATCCTGTCCGGTTAGCTTTTGTTTCGCTTTCAGCTCTAGCCGCTTGACTCTCGCCACTACGTCCGCCCTATCGTCTGCATTGTAGTTTTCGATTAACTGCGGATTCGCTTCCAGTCTTATGACGGTATCTATAAATGGATTCTCTATCTCCGTGATATCTTTGTCGAGGCCTAGTAGATCCATATAGTCTCTTGAGAACCGCTGAGCGGACTTAAAGTCACCTTCATTCTCTGCCTTCTCCATCATACGGAGGAGATAAGCCTCATGCATCGCTTTTTTAAATCGCTTCTCTACAGGTCTCTCTGACAAATAAAGGGCATCCGCTATGTGTACCAGCGTGTGAACTTTCGCTATAGAGTTAAATCCATAGAGCTGCTGTATCTTATGGTAGATACCCATACGATTTCCCATTTTGGTGCTATCCGTGAGGAGTCTATATACATGCTCTACCGCATTGATACCAGCTAGGTCGGCTTCAGTGAGTGCTGTATCCGACATGCCGTGATTATACCACCGCTGCAGTTTAGTGACCAGTCCTACTTTATCTTTCTCTGCTTCATTGACGAATATCCATATCGGACTATCTCGTTTCATTTTTATCGTGGCATCAGCTTTTGGCATACAGTCTTTTACCTACAAATATACAGAAATAT